CCTCCACCAGGCTGAATGGGATGTCAATACCTTCGTAAAGATACCGCTTAACCAGAACCAGTTTGATGCCCTATGTTCCTTTGTTTACAACATCGGATCGGGCAATTTCAGCAAATCGACCATGTTGAAGCTGTTAAACGAAGGGAAGTACGAAGAAGCCGCACAGCAGTTCTTTGTGTGGGTCAAAGTGGCTGGTAAGTTTAGCCAAGGACTCATGAACCGTCGGATCAAGGAAGAAACATTGTTCATGGAGGCAGTATGATCACAGCGTTTTTCGTAAAGGCTTATAACTCAGTCGTTTCCTTCTTCTCATCGGTAAAGGCTTGGTTCAAGAAGATGTTTGTGAGACAGGCATGAACGACCAAGCGGGAACGATAACTCAGATTATTTCCTTGGTGTTGATCGTCTTGGGACTAGGGGCCATAGCCTCGGCAGACCACTTCAACATGCGCGATCTGGCTAATGCTGGAACTGTTGTTGTCGGTGCTGGTGTCGGTTTGCTTACTGGTAAAGCGTTGAGAAATAAGGATCCGCAAGTATGAGTGCTTTCCTGAAGTTGCATGAGAGATTGATTCTTATCGTCCTGGGCCTGCTTGTTGCAGGCTTTCTTATTTGGAAGTACCTCGACCATTCCTCCGCGGTCGCCGATAAGAAGTCGCTTCAGGCCGATGCGGTACTTCAACAGCAGACGGTGATCAATAACAACCTCGCCGCGCAAGTAAAGTCACAGGGAGACGTACTCACCCAATTGGTAGTACAGGTATCCCAGGAGAATGCGGCACTCCTACAGGCCATCCAGGTACGATCTACAGCTACGGCCGTACAGGTTGTAAAAGACAAAACTCTTCCTTTACCTGAATTAGCGACCCGTTGGGAGAATCTGGCATCCCTTCAATCCGCAGACATCACCGCAACAGCGTCAGGATTGCTCCTAAGCGACTCCGGTAGTCGTCTGACAGTCCAGGCCCTCGAAAACCTTCCCACGCTGTCTCAAAACCTTGCTGACACCCAGGCTATCGTTCAAAACAAGGATTCACAGATCTCCAGTATGACGGAGTTCCAAGGGACGCTTCAGGCTCAGGTACAGGGACTTAATACTCAGATTGGTGATGCGGACAAGGCATGCAAGGCTACCATTGCTTCGGTGAAGGCCGACGCAAGGAAGTCAAAGTTCAAGACCTTCCTTTGGGGGCTTGGAATTGGAATTGGTGGCGGAATCGCCATCGTGTCCAAAGTTCTCTAATACGGGAAGAAATACTCTAAAGCATGCCATCCATAGAAGATCATGGCCAGAGCGACCACAGGGCTATAGATAATAGCTCCAGCGATCAGCGTCCATCCTAGCATACGTGCCGTTCTCCATCCTTCTTCCGTTACCGCAGCAGATAAGAGATCATCATGGGACATTTTGTACCTCCAGTACTTAGTTTATTCTCTCTTTCTCTTCAACTCTCATATATTTCACGATCTTGAACTTCGTGTCTAGATGATCCTTCGACCACATCTCGCGGTAGCTTTCGGCCATTTCGAGCGATAGGAATGGATAGTCCTCGCGTCCGTCGGCGGTCCACTTGTGGCCGTCCTTGTCTGCGTCGATCATGAAAAACTCGTCATACGTCTGCTTTCCTACATGCAGTATTGGATGATAATCCTCATAGACGCCGTCCCAACCAGCCTGATATAGAACCTCTCGCAAGGTCTCTCCTCCGACTACGAAACCACTGGAGTATTGAATGTCCCACTCCTTCCTTGATGCATTATAGGTAAACGCATGCAGGCTTGTATCTGGGCGCAACCGGCTTGCAATATGTACAGCCTGTTCGATTGTCATATCAGGATAACCAATGGCTTGCCTTCGACGATCCGCATCCTAAGATGATCTATCTTGCTGTAGTTATTCCCCGAAAATGCATAAGCAACAACCGCATCTTCTGGAGTCGATGGATAGTCTACAAAGCTATCCTGTAGAAGTTTTATTAGTTCGGTTCGCGTCATTATTCCTCCAGGAGGCTTAATACATATTTTGTATGTTGCCATAATCCAACTTGAAGCCACGTTGGGCTCGGGCTACATTTGCATTCGTTGTCATATTTTTCTAAATCTTGTTTCAATGTTTTGGTAATAGATTTTAATTTCTGCTCGCATGTCATTATCAGATCTCCCTTTCCATACTGGATCTACGAAACCTTAGCTCATAAAATTGTCCTCGAGCCGGTCAATTCAACGTAAAACTGTTCAACTAATGGAGTCCAACCCACGAATACTTCATACTCCTTATTGAACACAAAGTACTGATCGCACCGCGTGCAATGCTGCTTCCAGCTACCGTTCTCGAACGTCTGCACGGTGCGGAGTTTGTGGCGAAACCATGAGCAAAGGAAGTCTTTTAATGCACTCATCGCTTTATTTCCCCTATGTTGAGTTTTATGGAATCATCGGCCATTCTCTTCAAATGATAGATATGATTCTCCAATCCTTCGCAAAGGATATGGCCGTATACATAGAGGAGATACTCTAATTCTTCCTGTGATTGCGGGAGTATATCTTCCATGAATCTAGAAAACTGAATAGATACCGGCTTCACAAAATCTTGATTAATCGTGAACTTTTTCTCCATAATCCCAGGATACATTCTCTTTTCTAGAGATGGGGTGATCGATTCTCGAAGTTTTTCCATGAATGATTTTCTATATCCATAAATGCTCATGCCTTTTCCTCCAACTCGATAACTTCGTTGCAATTAGCGCAGTAATCCGTGCCATCTTCGACATCCATTGAGCCGCACTCGCACTTGGGATAGCAGAACTCGCAGAGGAAGTGACAGTCTGGCCCGTAACTTCCGATGAATTCATAGAGATATCTCTCTGCGCTATATTCTTCGCAACGGTCGCATCGTCCCGCATTGGCATCTGATTTATGCATTAGATTAGCCCCAAGCTTTCTGCATTCGGCAAGCCTTCAATAGACTTACGGTATGCGACGTGGTCGAAGTCTTCATCTTGCTCGCTAGCAAATGCAGAGATCATTTCGAATGAATCATGGTAGTCATCGTACCCATTCATGCAATCCAACATGAGCTCCATGGCCCGAGAAGGTACCACCATGCCAAGACCGATAGCATAATCGACTACTGCATCGATCCGTGTGGCCGCAGCGTCTAAGCAGCGTTTCTGGCCGTCCAAGTTGCGGTTCTTTGCGTGGCCACCGGCAATCTTTAGGTCGGCTGAGGCAGAGTCTAAGGTCAATGTGATATCCATGTTCGTTCTCCAGTTCCTCAACAATAGAATAAACGGAAGAATAAGTCAATACTTATTTTGAAAAATAATGTTGCAATATTCAGATTGTTATGGCAGTATCTATTTATGGCTAAAAAGTATATGACTTTATACGAACTTTCGGAGTACTTCAAAGAGAGATATTCGGCTGCCGATCTAGCCAAGGCTGCCAATATAACCACTCAGGGTGCTTACAACCTAATGTATGCCAAGACCAATCCGAGGAAGTCTGTTTTGGACGATCTCAACATACGTATCATGTACGAGGTACAGCGATGAGAGCAATGGCAATCCTCACTGCCCAATCAGCCGCGAAAAGTTTCCTCAAGGCTTCGAACCGCTACCTCGCCAAGAATCCAGATTGGTCTTCGCTCAACATGCCGGAAGATCAGGCGGTCATCGATACGACCGAGGAAATGGTTCATCAGGCTCATATGCTGAGAAAAGAGGCATGGCATGGATAGGAGCAAGCATATCGGGAGCTCTGATATCTCTGCAATTCTGGGCATAAATCCCTGGAAGACAGCTCTGCAGCTCTACGAGGAGAAGCTCGGCATTTCGGAGCCGGAATATAACCTAGAAAAGGAGATACGACTCAAGCGTGGTACACGGTTTGAACCTTTGATCTTGGATCAGTATGTCTCTGAATACAATACTGCAATCGTAGGAAGAAATAATCGCTATACGCACCCAGAATATCCGTTTATGTCTGCAGAGATTGATGCCGAGGAGCAGGATATTGAAGACAGAATTCTCAATCTAGAGATAAAGAGCGCCTCTTCCTTTATGTCTAAGAAATTTGGCGAACAAGGGACAGATGACATACCAGATTATTATGCGGCCCAAGTAACCTATGGGATGCTTTGCACCGGTCGGAAGAATGCACGCTTAGTCGTTCTTCTGGGTACCGATGATCTTCGCACCTACGACATACCATACGACGAAGACCTCGGAAACTATCTACGGCAAGAGGCAGTAAACTTCTGGGAAAATCACATCCTCGCTAAGGTTCCTCCAATGCCACAGAACAAAGATGAGTTCAGGAAGATCTTAGATAAATTCCCTGGGTTCCACTTCAAGGCAGATGATCTAACCCTCGAAGCTATCAGCGAATTGAAGGAATGCAAGCAGAAGATAAAGGAGTTAGAGGAATACAAAGAAGAGCGAGAAGGGAGAATTCTATTCAGCATGACTATAGCTGCAGAATTGAATAGCGTCGATGCATTGGAAGATAAATTCCTATTCGTTGATGAAGGTGGCAAACAGCTTGCGTCATGGAACCGCCAGGACCACACAAGTCTCGATCAGAAGCGCTTGAAGGCTGAGTATCCCGAGATCGCAGAAACACTTACGCGTAAACAACAAATTCGAGTACTGAGGATAAAGTAATGTCAGGATCAATCGAGAGAATCAAAGAAAAGACGGGACTCAGTAAGCCGACCGACTTTCCGTCGATGCTATCAGCCTACAAAGGACAGT